GTTGTTACGGGCAGGACGGGCAGCCAATCAGCAGCAAGACGGTGTGCTGTAAGGCACAAGACTTAGGTTTCGGCGGTATTGCCAACATTACAAGTAGTTATCAGTACACACATCTGGATGTCCGGACAGGATACCGCTGGTTAGGGGATGAAGTGCATGGCACTGGTACGGTGACGGACGATTTTTATAGCTATTATGGCGTATCCAAGCAGGATGATAACGCATCAAATGTCACAAAAAGCATTGCAAAAGGGATTGATGTATCCTATGCACAAGGAAATATCAACTGGGAACAGGTAAAAGCGTCTAAAAAAATCGACTTTGCGATTTTACGAGCAGGTTATGGCAAAGAATTTTCTCAGGTTGACAGCCAGTTTGAAAAGAATTATGCTGCCTGCAAGCGGCTTGGTATTCCAGTTGGCGTTTACTGGTACAGCTACGCCACCACTACCGCCGAAGCAGAGCAGGAAGCAAACGTCTGCCTGCAAACGATTCAGGGAAAACAATTTGAATATCCGGTCGCCTTTGACATCGAGGAAAAAGATAGCCTGCAAAATGCAGATGCACTATGCAAAGCGTTCTGTGATGCCGTTGAAGCTGCTGGATATTATGCAGCCATTTATACATTTAAGTCTGCACTGGAAAGCAATATCAGTGCAGCAATCAAAAACCGTTATGATATTTTTCTTTCGCACGTTGGCGTACAGCAAACCACTTATGCCGGAGCATATGGGCTGTGGCAGTATAGCTGGACGGGCAGCCTTCCCGGCATTTCTGGGGATGTGGACTTGGACTATGCCTATATTGATTATCCATCCATCATCAAAAATGCAGGGCTGAATGGCTTTGCAAAAAATACAACAACTGCCACAGACAAGCCGAATGAGGACACGGAAAAAGACACTAACAATAATGACACACTCAAACAGATCTTGCAGCACATTGCCAGTATTGACGGGAAATTGAACGGATAAAACAGCGGTGAAACGCCGTTTATAGGTAGTAAAAAACGCTCTTGAACGTGGTGTTCAGGAGCGTTTTTTTTCATTTTGCGTGGCAGGCTACAATATATTTTATGCTCATTTATAGCTTGATTTCTCCATTGACACCTTTTAAGGCATTCTGAAGCTTGGTGGTATCGCCGCCGATTTCAACTGTGATACCTTTGATTCTGTTTGCCACCTGTATGCACCTCCTTCCGCAAAAATGGGCGTAAAAATAGCCCGGATTTCTCCGAGCATAAGAAAAGCACCTACCATTTCTGTGCAGATGCTTCGTTTTATATGTTTTTAATTGTCCAAAGAAGATATCTTGTTCTGAATTTTCTCTGTTAATGTTTCGCCCACATTTTTCATAAATTCAATATACACATCTTTATTCCATAACTCATTTCCGATATCTGTATTGTATTCTTGAAAAAGCAACGGGAGAATTTCTAAATAAACTGTCAAATACAGTTTAGCAGTTTTTTGTTCTGGAACTTCTTCCTGTTCAAAGCTACCACTGTAATCATCTAATAAAGCATTTACAGTACCTTTTTGCAGAACCAAACTTATATTGGAATGACCAGTATAGTTTAAATCTAACTTAACTTGATTTAGGTTGCTGCTTTCCAATAAAAACGACAATGTACTAATAATGTTCATTACCGTTTCTCCGCTTGCTGAAACCTTAGTCTGCATATCCTCTGTGTCGCCTTTAAACCCTTTAATTGCATCAAGTTTTAATGACTTTTCATCTGGTGCTATCTCAATATTATAGTTTGAATTATACACCCTGTAAATAAGCCAAATGAAAAAATCATTGGAAAAGTCAAAAGAATTTCTTTCTATTTCATTTTTTTTGCTATATGAAAGTAATCGTCGCAGTAACTTTTGAGCAGAAGAATTCTGGTCAATAATATAGTTTATGCCAGAACCTGTAGTATAGGTAATTATAAACCCTTCACGTTTTACAACTCGGTCTTCAACATATACATCTCCTGCAGTTGTCTGATCGTACGAATACTTAATATAGTTGTATTCAACATTTTTACTGTTCAGCAACATCGTTTGATTTGTTTCAAACGCTTTGCTTAAATTCCAATTATCCCATGTGATGTTAGTAACTTTTTCGTCAGAAATAACATCATCAATAAGGCTATCTATTGCCGTATTTATATTTTCAGATACAGTATCTCGCCATCTTGTAGTTGCAGCCATTATCTTCTCACCGCCTTTAAATGTACATTATTATGTTTGTAAACCAGTCCGAATTTTTTTTTACTAAGTTCGGGTGATAATATCACAGATGTATCCCCATCAACAGGATCTTGAATCATTGCAATCTTAAAGGTTTGACTGCTATCAATAATATCACTATTACCAAATAAACTTTCTAATTTAATACAGTAATTATCCCGATTCACCGTTGCTTCAGGCCTTCTATATGTGTTCTGAATCTCGGCAAATGCAGGCTTTTTTATAATTAAATCGATGTTCTTAAAATGATTTTTTCTTCCTTTTATTTTCACAAGCACATTTGCTTCAGTTAAATCATCATTATTAAATTCTAAAAAAGTATCTGTGCCTATATTGATATTTGTGCCTTGTTGCGATATCACTACCTCTAATTCTGAGATAAATCTATTTTTAATGAAATTTAAGATACCATTTGTAAAAGCATCAATAATGATATCAGCAACTGCAAAATATGCAGTAATGCATATTTCATAAGCGTATTCATCTGGTACAAATGGCAGAAAGCTGAAAATATTTAACTTATTAGCTGCTAAAACACCAATTATGGCACTTAAAATAGGGGCAATAATTTTCCATACTTTTTTTATCATCCGAGCAAGCACCTCTCAACCAATGTGCTTATTCCATTTGATAAATCATCATATGACTCGGCATTAATTCCAAGGATGCCATTAGACTGTATATAGAAATTAGGGGTAAATTTCCCATTGTATTTCCCTTTAATATATACTCTTCTTATGTCAATAGATGATTGTTCTGATAGAAACTTAATCTTATTTATCAAATCGCCAAAACAAGCTGGATTGTTTTCAATGTTTCTAAGAAGATTTTTTATTTCATTTTCTAACTCACAATCTTCTTCGGCAAATTCTATTTTATATATTACGAATCCTTTTTTTATTACAGACACCCGCAACAGTTGTATCATAATTTCCGTGGTAACAATCACTTGCCGGTATCCTTCAGATTTACATTTTCGCAGGAAAGTATAGTATTCTACACTATCATCATAGAAAACGCTGTTAATTATTTCTCTATCATTTTCGTTTTTCCAAAATAGTTTAGCTTTCTTGAAAACCATTTCCACACCTCCTTGCGATAATCTTAATATATTATTATATATCTTTTTTTGCATTTTGTCAACCGTTCAGAATTAAAATCTCAGGGCTTCCGCATGAAAAAATCATGGTAATTTGTTGAAAATGACGGAACAAAGAAAATCATCATCAAAAGAACAACGAAAACGTTTTGCCTTCATGCTTATCTTAACAGAAGTAAAAGCTTTATATAAATTCAAAGAAATATGCCGTATTACAGCCAGATTTTCACCGCTGTTATCAACTCTGGTGCGGCATCTGTCTTCATCAAAAACCATATCAAGACACCAATGCAGTTTATTTTCGATTCCCCAATGCTTCCGTACCGCATCAGAAAACTTCTGCAAGTCTGTCAGAGACGTAATAAAATAGCGATTTTCTGTAGATTCTTCACCTTTTATAATTCTCTTTGAACGAACCATACCGATTGCAGCAAGTCCCTTCCACTCTTCCTGAACAACAAAATCACGAATCTCTGTCGAAAGAAAGTACTGCCTTGTTTCAATTCTGCCATGCCCTTTTTCAGTTTTATGGTTGGCATAATAAATCTCCTTATCTTGTGATAAGACTATTATACCACAAAAATTATTTTTTGCAAAATTTAGGTGTTACGAAGTACTGCACAAATCACCAAAAAGCCGTTTGTGTACTGTCACAAACATCTCCAAACCGGCTTGACTATAGGTTTAACTTATGGTATACTGTGTATAGTGGATGGGGGGGAAAACCACCCACGAATACCGGGGCAAGACGAGAAAGGAGGAGGTATGAAAGAGGACATGACACATTAAAGAGGCAAAGAAATAAGGTCGATTGAAACCAACCGACCTTGAACCAAAACAACAAAGGGCGGACTTGCCACCGCCTTTTGCTGCTTCAACTATTATATCACGCTTTGTCCTATTTGGCAAGAAGAAATCCCTGCATTCGGAGAAAAAACTCCGGTGCAGGGATTTTTTGCGTTCATTTGAATTTTCAAGAGGGGGTTCGATTTTTCAACCTTTTTTTCGACTGTATTTATGATGGTGAGCCTTTCTGGATCACTACAAAATTTAGATACGGGAGGAAGTTGAAATGACGCAGGGTCAAAAGGAGCAAATTGACACTTTGCGAGAGCAAGGAAACGGTTATAAAAGAATTGCTGGCATTCTTGGGGTGTCTGTAAATACAATCGCCTCTTATTGCAGGCGAAAAACAGCAGTGTGTCCTTGTTGTGGTGCTGCTTTAGTGATGACACCCAAGCATCGAAAAAAGAAGTTCTGTTCAGATGCGTGTCGCTTGAAATGGTGGTATGCCAATTCAGAAAAGCTGAATAAGAAAGCAAATTATGATTGTACCTGTCAATTTTGTGGGAAGGTGTTTGTAAGTTATGGCAACAAAAACAGAAAGTACTGCTCACGCAGCTGCTACGGCAAATCAAGAAGAAGTCTGGGACAAGATCATGCAGTACAAGGCAGCGGTGCAAATTTTGAAAACGCTTCTTGCTGAACGAAAAATAACAGAAGAAGATTATCAGCGTGTGAATGACATCTTAGCCAAGGAATGCGGCATAAACTCGTGCAGTATATTCCTTGACTCTTGTCCGATCATACGGTAATATGTCATCGGAAAGGGGGAGGTTATCACGGCACGAGTGATACAAAAAGTTGTATTTCCGCAGAAAAAGCAGTTCCCATTGAAACGAACAGCAGCCTATGCCAGAGTATCCAGCGGAAAGGATGCCATGCTCCATTCTCTATCATCGCAGGTCAGTTACTACAATCAGCTGATTCAGAGCAATCCAGAATGGCTGTTCTGCGGTGTTTATGCAGATGAGGCACTGACCGGAACAAAAGGAAACCGGGCAGAGTTTCAAAAGTTGCTGAACCGATGCAGACAGGGAGAAATTGACTTGATTCTGACAAAGTCTATTTCTCGTTTTGCACGAAACACGGGTACCCTGCTGGAAACGGTACGGGAATTGAAATCGCTGGGCGTTGATGTCTATTTTGAGGAACAGCGGATTCATTCCATGAGTTCAGATGGCGAACTGCTACTTTCCATTCTGGCATCCTATGCACAGGAGGAAAGTTATTCTGCCAGTGAAAATCGAAAATGGCAAATCCGAAAAGATTTCTCAATTGGAAAAATCGGTAGTATTACGATTTTGGGCTATCGCAGAAATGCAGAGGGAGTCTTGGAAATCGAACCGAATGAGGCAGAACTTGTTCGCATGATTTTCTCAGATTACATTTCCGGTATGGGACAACAGAGAATCGCAAATAAGATCAACGAGATGGGAATACCAACTCGACAAGGAAACCTATGGACAAACCCAAGAATTCGTGAAATTCTGACAAATGAAAAATATATCGGAAATCTCATGCTCCAAAAGTACTATCGCAATAACCATATCGAAAAGAAAAAAACGAGAAATCAGGGAGAACTTCAAAAATATTATGTAGAGGAAGCCCACGAGCCAATTATTGACCTTGAAACGTTTGCCAAAGCAAAGGCTATATTGGCTCAGCGACATGAGCAATACACCCATGATGGTGCTACAAATCGTTATCCGCTTAGTGGCCTTATTATCTGTGGATTATGTGGAAAGAACTATCAACGAAAACAACTCCCACAAGGAATCATCTGGATGTGTGCTACTTTTTTGAGGAGAGGAAAAAAGTACTGCCCCGGTTCAAAGCAAATTCCGGAATCAATTCTATATGCTCTAATCTGTGATGTACTTAAATTGGATGAATTTGATGCGGCTGTATTTCGGGATAATATTCACCATATTGTGATTCCGAAACCGTTTGAGGTGCAGTTTTTCTTTCACGATGGAACATCTGATATACGGCATTGGAAGTACCCATCAAGGGCAGAAAGTTGGACAGAGGAAATGAAACAAGCCGCACGAGAAAGGAATCAGAAATGGGTCGAAAAGTAACTGTAATACCGCCAACAATCAGTCTGCAAACGCACCTGCCGACAACACAGAAAGTAAAGCGAAAAGTTGCCGGATATGCACGTGTTTCTACAGATTTTGAGGAGCAGCTCACTTCCTACGAGGCACAGGTCGATTATTATACCAAGTATATTCAAGAGCGTGAGGACTGGGAGTTTGTCAAAGTCTATACCGATGAGGGCATCAGTGCAACCAGCACAGTGCATCGTGATGGATTCAATCAGATGGTGGCAGACGCTCTGGACGGCAAAATCGATTTGATTGTCACCAAGTCAGTCAGCCGGTTTGCACGAAACACCGTAGATTCCTTGACTACGGTGCGAAAACTGAAAGAAAAAGGCGTGGAGGTGTTTTTTGAAAAAGAGGACATTTACACGCTGGATTCCAAAGGTGAACTGTTGATCACCATTATGTCCAGTCTGGCACAGGAGGAGAGTCGCTCCATTTCGGAGAATGTAACTTGGGGGCAGAGAAAGCGTTTTGCCGATGGGAAAGTAAGTCTACCATACAAGCATTTTCTGGGGTATCGAAAAGGAGCAGATGGCTTGCCGGAAATTGTTCCGGAGGAGGCAGAAATCGTTCGCAGTATTTATCGCTGGTTTATGGAGGGCATGACGCCATATAAAATCGCTTGTATTTTGATTGAAAAAGGCATTCCGACACCATCTGGGAAAGAGCAATGGCATCTCAGTACGGTGAAAAGCATTCTGACCAATGAAAAATACAAGGGTTCTGCTCTGCTGCAAAAGAAATTTACTGTGGATTTTCTTACAAAAAAGACCAAAGTGAATGAGGGTGAGGTTCCTCAATATTATGTGGAAGAGAGCCACCCTGCAATTATTTCACCAGAGGAATTTGAATTGGTGCAGGCGGAAATGGCAAGGAGAAAAGAACTGGGAAAACGATATCACAGTGGCAATATATTCACAGCCAAAATCGTCTGTGGCGAGTGTGGCGGTTTTTACGGTCCTAAGATTTGGCACTCTAATAGCCGTTACAGACGTGTGATATGGCGATGCAACAAGAAATATACGAATGATTGTTATTGCAAAACACCGCATATTGATGAGGACACGATAAAGCAAGGCTTTTTGAAAGCCTATAATCAGCTGCTTACTGATAAAGGGAGCGTTTTGAGTCTTTGCGAGATGTTGCTGCGTGCTTTTTCAGACTGTTCAGATTTGGATGCGAAAATGAGTGTTCTGGATGATGAGGAAAAGCAGATCACAAAAAACATAAGAGAAATGGTTGTGATCAATAGTCGAACGGTTCAAAAGCAACCAGAATATACGCTGGAGTACCAATCCTATGAGCGGGAGTACGAGGCGTTGAAAGCAAAATATCAGAAATTGCAGGCTGAAAAATTAGATCGCATAAATAAAACCACTGTGATCCAAGATTTCATGGAGCAGATAAAAAAGAGGAAAGAGCCGATTAAGGTTTTCAGTTCGGACGTATGGCTTACTGCGATTGAAACAGTGAGCATCTGTGAAAAGGGAGAATTGCAATTTCGGTTTAAAAACGGTACTGAAATAACAGTTTGATTCTGAATCGCAGCATTATTAATTTTTCACATAAAACGAAAAGCAGATTTGTAACATTACACAAATCTGCTTTTTTGTCTTGACTTTGCGAGAAAAATAGTGTAATATAGGTAACAAGCAAAACGAATGAATCCGGTGTTCCGGGTTTGTCAAAGGCAGTGGTTACCCACTGCACACCCTTTCGGTACTGTTTGCACACCCCTTGCAAAGGGAGTGCATGATTGTATCAAAGGTTAAGTGTTTTTCCACAATCGTATCTTTGATGATACAATGTAAGAATCATGCACCCAGAAAATCGGGTGCATGATTTTTTGCTTTCATGAGCTAAAGTGCAAACGATAGCTCGGCGTTTTTTCAAAAAGCAAACGATAGGTGGCGTTTTTTGAGGGGTGTCGTTTGGACTTAATAAAATTAAGTGGGTTTTGGAGAGAAAAAGGGAGGATAAAAAAGCAGCCTTGTAGGAACGCTTCCAAGGTGTTGGAAAGCTTCCGAGTGGGCTAGGATTTTGCAATTGTGGATTTGAATCATGACAAAAAAAACAGCCCTGCCGGATTTCTCCAACAGGGCTGCACTTTACCTTATACTTTTATCTCCGTCCCATCCCGAAACAGGAACACCAAACTCCCATCATGGAACACGGTGAGATTTTCCAGAACGGCATTCCAGACAGATTCGTCAAACGTCTCCAGCACAGAATCTGTCTTTTTCAAGGTCTGTAAAATTTTCTGCATCTTGGCAATCCGGCGTTTTCGATCAAATTCGGCTGCCTCCTCAGCATCAAGCTGTGCAGATAGCTCCTCATATTTTGCATTGAGTGCATCGAAATTCTCTCCGCCGTGCTGAATGTACTCTTTCAACTTTTCATTGACCGCAACAAATTCATCTTGCAGCTCCGCCTTTCGGCTCTCCTGTTTTTTCAAGTGGTTCAAGGCGAATTGGCAATTCTTGATGACCACATCTTTCTGCGAAAAATACTGTGCAAAAGCTTGTAAAAATTTCTCTTGAATCTCCGGTTCATACAAATGCGGTGTGGTGCAGAAATGACTGCCTTTAAACTTGCTGTTGCACTGGTAAATCACACGGCGATATTTACTGTTGGAATGCCAAACCTTCGCACCAAAGTAACTCCCGCAGTCTCCGCAGATAATCTTGGCCGCATAAATGCTGGTGCTGCTGTAAGGCTTAACGCAGCGTTTTTGAAATTCCGACTGCACAAAATCGAACTCCTCTGGCGTGATAATTGCCGGATGGCTGTTCTCGACATAGTATTGCGGAACTTGTCCCTCGTTGATTTGTTGCTTTTTCGTTAAAAAATCAACGGTAAACTTTTTTTGTAAGAGTGCATCGCCTTTGTATTTCTCATTCGTTAGAATACTTTTCACGGTGCTTGCTGACCATTTTTCCTTTCCACAGGGAGTCGGAATGCCTTGAGCCGTCAGTTCATTTGCAATCTTGTAAGGTGTTAAACCGTCAATGAATCGCTGATAAATGTATCGAACGATTTCCGCCTCCTCCGGAACAATTTCCGGCAGACCATTTTCGCCTTTCCGATAGCCCAAAAAGTGAGCATAGGGCAGACTAACTTTCCCGTCAGCAAACCGTTTTCGCTGTCCCCATGTGACATTTTCAGAAATCGAACGGCTTTCCTCCTGAGCCAAAGAACTCATAATGGTGATGAGCAATTCGCCTTTACTGTCAAAAGTCCAAATATTTTCTTTTTCAAAGAAACATTCCACATGATGTTCTTTCAATTTTCGGATAGTTGTCAAGCTGTCAACCGTATTTCGAGCGAACCGACTTACACTTTTTGTGATAATCAAGTCGATTTTTCCGTCCAGAGCATCCGCAATCATGGAATTAAAGCCCTCTCGATGTTTCGTAGATGTTGCGGAAATGCCCTCATCTGTATATATTTTAACAAACTCCCAATCCGGATTTCTTTGAATGTAATTGGTATAGTAAGAAATTTGTGCCTCATAGCTGGTGAGTTGTTCCTCGAAATCGGTGGAAACTCTGGCGTAGGCAGCGACTTTTCGGCGTGTTGGAGCTGAAATATCCTGTCGAGTTGCCCGATTGATAGACGGCGGAATGACGGTTACTTTTGGCATTTTCTGCTCCTTTCTGCGGCAGCCTGTCGCATCTCCGTTGTCCAGCTTTCACTGCGGGAATGATTTTCCCAAGAAACCGTTTTCTCCGTGTTATCTTTGAAAAGAAAAGTCAGTTGATTCGGCGATATGAGAATGTTATCAACTCTGCTTTTCACAATTTCCACGTCAAATTCTTTGATTTGCAAAACAGAGCAAATTTTTTCATGCAGAATCCGTTCGGAAATTTGTTTTGCCGTAGGGCAGTGTGATTTTCCTTGTCGGAGGTAGGTTGCACACATCCAAACCGCACCTTGCTTGTAAATTTTCCGCTGATAGCTTTTTCCGCACCCTGCACATTGCACCATGCCGGACAGTGGATAGCGATTTGTTGCACCGGGATGGGAGAATTGTTCCGTCCGTTCTTTTACTAAGTTTTGAACTTTCTTGAATAAATTCGCAGAAATAATCGACTCATGGGACTGCTCCACGAAATATTTCGGCAGCTCGCCTTGATTTTTCATCTTGCGTTTGCCAATCGGGTCTTGTCGATAATATTTCTGCAATAGCATATTCCCAACATATTTTTCATTGACCAGAATTTCTTTCACACGTTGTCCTGTCCATCGATTGCCTTGTCTCGTGGAAATCCCCATGGCGTTGATTTTTTTCGCAATGGCACATTGTCCCATTCCGGAGCAATAATCCGCAAAAATCATCTGCACAATTTTGGCTTCTGATTCTTCAATTTCTAACACGCCATCGGCATTTCTACGGTATCCGAAAATGGTAATGCTGCCGATTTTACCCTGTTGGAAATCATTCCGAATCCGCCATTTCATGTTGTCGCTGACGGATTTGCTCTCCTCCTGAGCGAACGAGGCAAGGATGGAAAGCATCAATTCGCCGTCTCCGGAGGTGGAG